TGCCCGTGCCAGTAACTTGGCTGCGGAGAAAGACATCCCTTTCCAGATTGGTCAAAACCGTCCAGCGCAGTCCATCCCATCGTCAATTCTGGATGCCGAGGGTAAACCTATGGGTGTCACCAACATCCCCGGTGAAGTGGCCAAGTACCCCGGCAGTAGCCTGCACATGATGAAGGTTGCGTTTGACGATCTGATCAAGAACCCAGAACGGTTTGGTATCGGCGCGGCTGAAGCGCAAGCCATCGGGAAAACCCGTGGTGAGTTTCTTAAATGGGCTGAAGCCAAAGCGCCTGACTACAAGACAGCGCGTGAGACTTTTGCGGCACAGAGCAAACCGATTAACCAGATGCAAGTCGGCCAGTACCTTGAAGGTAAGCTAAAGCCTGCACTTGAGACAACTGGCGGTGAGACACCTGCTGCGCTGAAGGCTGCGACTTTTGCCAACGCAATGGAGCAAGCCCCTCAGACCATCAAGAAATCTACAGGCATGACTCGATTTGATGAATTGAGTCAAGTGCTGACCCCAGATCAGGTCAAGACACTCGAGAATGTCCGGGCTGATCTGGCTCGTGCCAAGCTGACCGAGGCTCAGGCCGCGGCTGCCCGTGGCGCTGGTCCTGACGTGAATCTGATGGGCACAGAGACTCTGGGCAACGTGCGTGCACCCAACTTCATCAACAACGTGACCACGGTCGCCAACGACATCCTGCGCCGCCTACAAGGCAAACTGGATCAGAAGTTGGCCATCGAGTTGGCTGCCGAGATGCTGGACCCTGCTGCTGCTGCCGCGGCGTTGGAAAAGGCAATGGCGCGTCAAGCCAAAGGTGAGCGACTGGCCGATCCGTTTAAAAAGGCTGGCAAGGCAGCGTCTGCTGTTATCCGCACCCCTGCTGCAATTAACGCACTGGCTCCGATTTCCGAAGCACAGAATCAAAACGCATTCCGCATCGAACTCAACAATATGGCCCCGGGACGACCATGAACATACCTGAAATTGACCCAGTAAAGTACGGCGTCTTGTGGCAAAAGGTCCAAGACTATGAGCGCCGTTTTGACCAGATGGAGGTCAAGATGGACAAACTCGAAGGTAACCTTGAAAAGCTGGTTGCCCTTGCCAATCAGGGGCGCGGTGGGTTTTGGGCAGGTATGGCCTTTGTGTCAGCACTGTCCAGCGCCGTGGGCTATTTAAGTCACTGGTTCAATAAGTGATGTGGACCCTTTCAGCCTCCTACTGCTGGCGCAAAGTGCGGTCAGTGCTATCCGAACTGGGTGCGAAATGCTCCAGCAGGGTAAAGCAGTCATTGACGAGTTCAAAGGAGAAGCTGAAGGCGTTGTCGGTCAAGTTCAAGAAACGATTGAAACCGTCACAGGACTTTGGGAATGGGTTCGAGGTTTATTTGGAACGTCTACGCAACATAGCGACAGCGTTGAGCCAGCCACTGTCGTTACCCAAGCGTCCAAGCCTGTGGCGAAAAAGGCAAAACAGCGCCAGCCAGAGCCAGACCCCGATGTTCTTCAAATGCAGACGGTGCATGATGTCAGTCAGCAACTGGGTAAGTTCTTTGACATCCAAAATAAAATCCTTACGCACTACAAAAACCTAGAAGACACATCAATGCACGTCTATGAGGCTGACCAGAATCATGCGATGAAGGCAATTGAGCGCGTTGAAGTCGAATTGCAGTTGGAAGAAATGACGGTAAAGATCAGGGAAACTATGGTCTATGCTCCAAAAGAATTGAAGGATTTGTACACAAGGTTTTTGCAAATGTACGGCAAGATCAAAGATGAGCAAGAGTTTGCTCGGCAAGAACAGATCATGCAATCAAGGTACAAAAAGGCTAGAGAATGGCAACATCGCAATCTAAAAATAGACCTAGCAATGTGGGCCGTGGGAATGGGAATGGTATGGGTGGTGCTGGTGGCAATGCTGATGCAAATAGCGTCGCTCAGTGGGCAGTCATTGGAATGGTTTTCTTTGGAGTCGTTTGTTTCATTTGCCTCCCAATCACAGCAATGATTTTAATTGAATCCAAGAAAACAAACGCATTGGCGCAAGCAGCACTGACAGAGACAAAGAAATTAAAAGCTGAACTGAAACCAAAAAAGGAACTGGACAATGAATGACCTACTCAATCTACTTAAGGGTATCGCGCCGACATTGGCGACAGCGGTTGCCGGGCCATTGGGCGGTGCTGCCGTTAGCGCTTTGGCTGCTAAGTTTGGCGTTGCTGACAGTGTTGAAGCTGTGGCAAAAGCTATTGCTGGTGATCCAGAAGCTGCGGTCAAACTCCAAGAGTTAGAACTCGAATATGCCAAACTAGATGCTGCTGATCGTGCCGATGCTCGTAAAGCAGAAGTGACGATGGCGACCAGTGAAAGTGCGCCAATCTTGAATAAATCGGTGACACCCATTCTTGCCATCATCATTGTTCTTGCATGGGGTTTTATTCAATACCACCTGTTGACCCATGTTGTCCACACCGAAATGCGCGAGATCATTATTCGCGTATTGGGAACACTAGATGGTGCGCTCGTGATGGTTTTGTCTTATTATTTCGGCGCAAGCCATAAACACTGATATGCAACTCTCAGAACACTTTACCCTTGACGAAGCCACCTACAGTGAGACCGCTGTGCGCTTGGGTATCAGCAACCAGCCTAATGAACAGCAGTTGGAAAACATGAAAAAGGCCGCTGCTGGTTTGGAGCAACTTCGCGCTGTGTCTGGCCCTCTGCGGATCAACTCATGGTTGCGTCTGCCCGAAGTCAACGTGGCCGTGGGCGGCTCCAAGGTGTCATCGCACATGGACGGCTGGGCCATCGATGTGTCGAGCACCAAGATGACCCCCATCGAGTTGTGTCGCAAGGTTGAAGAATTGGGCATCAAGTTTGACCAAATCATTCACGAGTTTGGTCGCTGGATGCACATTTCATTTGCCCCCGAGATGCGCCAGCAGAAGCTGACGATCTTTAAGCCCGAGGGTAAATACAAGCCCGGCATTCTCACTGAGGCTGAATATCACTCTGCTTGATCCTCGGTAGGTTGGTTGCCTGCTTGTGGCGCATCTTGGTGTCGATGTATTGAAGTGCACGTTCCATGTCTTTGATGGCAATCACGTCCATTTGGGCATCGTGCAGTTCCATTAGCCGATTGAGCGCCTGAATCTCAGGACCAGTGGGCGTGAACTTTCGATGCTCAACAGCGCGATACACGATCCGCAGAATTGCCTCACGCCCATCAATCGCAACGTCCTTGTAGTCTTCACCAAACCCTAGTTGGTAAAGCGCTTCAGTGACGTTGCTCATGGCAACAAGAAGGTCCAGATCATCGTGAGTCGCGTTGCCGCGCAGCAGCGCAACCATCGCTTCACTGTTCTTGATCTTGAGATCGATCAGGTAACTTTCGTGAAATGCCACTGGCTTTAAAGACTCAATGACATATGCAACGGGGTTCACCAGTGCTGCTTTTGGTCGGTATTTGCTGCGTTTCCTCATATCAGTTTTTCGCCAAGTAGTACGCCGCGCACACCAGCAGCGTGACGATCAGTGGTGTCCATTTTTGATTCATTTCAAACTCCTTTTGATTGACGATATTGTTTGACTGCGTTGCGTAGTCCTGCCTGCGTGGTGGCCTTCTCATCGAGTGCCAGCGCCTGCGCTTGATCTAATGTGTCTTGCATCAGGATGCGGTGGCAGATCACGGGCACACCCTGACCTTGGCGGCGCACACGAGCGTTGAACTGTTCGTACAAGTCCAGCGACCAGTTGAGGCCGTACCACACAAGGATGTGGCCGTTGTTCTGCAAACCGTCGATGCCGTGGCCCATTGATGCCGGGTGTCCGATCATCAGCGAACAGTCGCCAGTTTTCCAACGGTGCATGGCGTTGACCAGTGACGCCTCGCTCTTACACTCGGTCAGGTTGATCGGATCGAGATGCTTGAACCTTTCCATGATCCGCGCCGCATCGCTGCGGTAAGCGTAAGAGCACAGCACCGGGGAGCCTTGGGCCTCGTCCAGAATCTCTTCAAGCGCATCGAGTTTGAGATCGTGGATTGGTTCCCACAACGGCATCCCGGCGATGGGGTACATGGCCCCGTTGGAGAACTGCAAACACTTGTTGGTCAGTGATGCTTGGTTGAATGCCTCGACCTCCTTACCGCTGTCCAGCACCAAGAAGAATTCTTTTTCCATCTTGTCGTACTTGGCCCGCAGGTCGTCGGGCATCTCAATCTCGACGTTGTTGACCATGAGGTCGGGCAGCGGGTTGTAGTCCTCTGCGCTCATCTCAAGCGTGATGTCACCGATCAGCTTCTTGATTGTGTCCTCGGTGTCCTCGTAGGGCACTTCTTTGTACGGTCCGACCTTCTTGTAAAAGCGGGTGCGAAAAGCCGTCTTGGACGTACCCAGTCGCTCACCTTTGTCTACCACAAGAAACTGGCCATGCAGATCCTTGTAGCCGTTGGAAGCCGGCGTGCCGGTTAGACCCGTTGACCAATCAAACTTGTCAGCGATTTTTTTAAATGCCTTAACTCGGTTTGTGGCACTGTTTTTCAT